ATCATTCGATGGCTCATATTCCTCCTGAGGTTCTACATCAGAACTTTCATTCTGAGTTAGGTCTATTGTTTTTGGTTGAAGAGCTGATTCACTGGAATCAACTGAAATTTCAACGCTTTCTCCTGTAGCCTCTGCAAAATCTTCTGCAGGACCAAAGTTTTTATCATCCATATTGTATTAAATTAAATTAGTATTTTTTTCAAATATATATCTTATTTGTGACAATCCAATGTTTATTTTAAAATATTTGGTATTGGATTTTCAGGGTTTTCCTCTACTTGTGGCATTTCCTCTAATTGCGATAAAGGAAGTGCTCTATCCCTTTTTTGCTCTACTATCCTAGATTGATTATAAGCAGATTTATCTTGAGATTTTAATTTTACTTCTCCTGATACATTAGCAACCTTTTCTTTACCTGAGTTATTAAGGGCAATCTCTTTCATTCTTCTTTGGTGTTGCTTAGAGTCAAGCTGGTCTTTTAACTGATACTCTGCTTGCATCTCTTGTATTTTACTTTGAGACCTCATTTGAGCCTCCTGTGCTTGCATTTGAGCCATCATTTGCAGTTCCTGTTGTTTAATTTGAGCTTGTTGTTGTGCAGCTTGTTGTTGAATCTTTGCATTTTGCATTTGAGCTTCTTTTGCTTTTCTCTCTTCTTCTTCCTGGTATTTTCTTCTTCTAAACATTAAAACCTGATTAGCAAGTTTCATGTTATTTATAGATCTTATAGTAATTACATCTTCAAGTCTTATTTCCTTTTGAGCTAAAGACATTTGTAAATTTTGTTCTAGTTGTAATTTTTGATCTTCATCAGGTGCCACCTCTAATATGATTCCAAATTCATGGTGGGATATATTTCCATTCATTTTCATCATAGACATAGTTCCTTTTCCTAGTGCATTAGAATACGACTGAAACTTCGCCTTATTCTTTATAATATCCTGAAGTCTCATACATATACACTCAGCAACTCTTTTTGTTAAACTTAAATAACCATCGTTAATATTTCTAGTTGCATTGTTTGATGCTAGAATTTGTAATTTCTGAACGCCAACTAAAGCCTCACTTGGTGGTTTCGCACCCTCTTTAGCTTCATTTACCCCAGTCACATCTCTTATCATTTGTAAATTATGTTGGTAGATAGCAATTAATTTCTGCATGTCGCCACCTATACCATTTTCTAACTCCTGTACAGGAATAGCACTAGTTGGTTGCCCTTCATCATTTAAGGTTCTATAATATATATTACCTGTTTGGTCATATATCTCTTGAAGCTCCATTGGGGTAAAAGTTCCACCATCTCCCTTAGATACATTTTCCAATGAACCTAATTCAAACGCTGCACCTTTTGGTCTTGCCTTAGCTATTATTTGTTGCAATTTTAGGTGAGCAAGTTGTATTTGGTCTGCAAATGGTATCATTCTTTCTACCATTGATTTATTAATCATTTTATGAGTACCTGGTGCATATACAACATAAGATAATTTAGTCTCTGTTAAATTAGACTTTTTTCTCATCATGTTTTTAGCCAAACCATAGTTTAATACAAAATCTGTTCCAACTATCCACATTCCTGAATAAACAACCTTTAAGGATGTTTTAATTAATTCTCTATTAAATTTAGATGTTTTTGGTTTTTTATAGGTATGGTCTTTTTTTCTAACAGTATAGCCACCATAAGCATTTTGCTTTTTTTCGTATTTTAACTCATTAACTGAAAAAAACTCTGCGTCTAATACAGTTATTCTAAATTTATCATATTCATGCTCATGTTGATATTGATTTATATAAGACTCATAATTAGGGCTTATTGAATCATTACTGTTCTTGCCTGAGTATTCTCCAGCTATCTTAATATAATCTTCTTCGCTTAATTGGTCTCCTGCTAATCTTTTTAATTCACCAATAGTTATAGTATAAACTTCACCTGCGTGCTGAATATCTGAGTAGTCCTCATGATTAGTATAAGAGGTGATTAAATTAGCTGGCTCTACTCTTTTTACTTTTACCCCAGAATTAGGATCTATATATGTTTTACAAGCACCAACCCCACAGACAATTAAATCTCTAATTACTGCCTTTTTAATTCCATCATAATTATTTAAGTCCATTATAAACTTAATACCCTTTTCCATAGACACTTCTGTAGCTTGCTTATAAGAAAGTGCCATATGTATATCTAGCTCCTCTTGGGTTCTAGGTATATACCCCTTTTGTCTTAGGTCGTATCCTGTTACCTTACTTAATTCCTCTAATCCTGGTCGAACAAGCATTTGAGCAAACATCCTGTTTTTATCTTGCTCCCTTTTAGTTTCTGAAATAGGATCTGTAGCATTTGCTAAAACTTCGTATTCCTGATTAGATAAGTCGTTTACTATTAAATCTAAAAATTTAGGTATTATATTTACAGGAGTCCAATCTAAATTAAGATAAGAGGTGTCTCCCTGAACATCTAATAAGTCTTTATATTTGGATACATTTTGAGAGCCTTGAGCATAGCTTCTTGCCTTTGCATATCTAGCCTTCTTACTATCTATATTTATTTCAGAGTTATCTTTCCAGTCATGATACATTTTTTTAAAGTAAGCAAGGCCATACTCTTTCTTTTCCTTTTCCTTTGGCGATACCAATGGACTAGGGTATCCACCTATTTTTTTGTCCTTCCCAAATATATTTCCTATTTCCATTTACTTTATTTTTTTAGATAATAAACCTTTATTTTGATATGTTTTTACAAATTTAGTAAATTTTGGCATATCTTTCTTAACTTGAACGAATTTTTGTGAGGCTAATAATGCAAGGCTAGAACTGATGGTAGCATCAAATTTTGTTCTATTATCTATATCGAACCTACTCCAGTCATCTAAAAGTCTATTAAAGTAACATTTTCCTACCTCCCCAGTCTCCATATTTATACCAACGTGGTCATAAATATAAGTAGCCACAGCCTCAGCTTGTGCATTAATAACAGCAACACCAGATCCTGGTATGCCTTTAGTAACCTGCTTTCTACTAAAATCTGTATGTGTTGACTCTGGTCTATCCATAAGATAGTCATAATATCCTCTTCTTTCAAAATATTTTATAATTCCTATCTTATTGTTTTCCACAAGTATTGGGCATCCATAAAATACACATTGCTTAATCATGTCTTCATAAAATATATCTGCCTTTGGTGGTCTAAATATATATTCACAAACAAATTGCTCTGAAGGCAATCCATCTGCTAGGGTAAATTTATGATAAATATGACAAGCAGCGTTAGACCTTCTACCATCTGTTGTTGTATCATGGTCATAAGGGTCACATCCTGCAACTAAATTTAATGCATTTCCAGGTCTTTTCTTACTATACTTAGTGTCTACTAGATTCTGCATCTCTTTTTCAGGAAACCACGTGACCTCCCACTTACCCTTTTTATTAGGAATCCATATAACACTAGTGTCTTGTGCCCCATTTCTCCATATAAAATCTCCTTTAATTGTCAAGTTATCAGTTACCTCATTATAATCTAATTGTTGGTATATTTTTTCTACATCAAATACACTAGATAAAGAATCATTCCTGAAGGCCTCTTCAGTAGTAAATGGAAATTGTCTTTTAAACTCTGATAATGAACTAGTATTGTTTTTTAATCCATCTCTTCTATTCTTCATATAATCCTTTGCACCAACACTTATGTGTATGTCATCACATCCTAAAACAGGTTTCTTTGGGGTGTCTACCACAGAAAACCCATATTCATCTATAAATCCTTCTAGGTTTTCATAAGAGGGTATAAATAGAGAGTATAGTCCAGATTTAGTTCTGCCATTTAAATCTTTATCAGTTACATCAGAGTTATAATATAAGTCTTTATACTCTAATCCACCATCCTCTAATTTATTAGCAGTTGAGCCCATCATACATTTACCTACAATTTTTCTACCAAGAAGCAAGCAGGTTTGTGTTACACCCCAGTTTTTAGCTATAGAGGTTGATCCTGTCCATTTACCTGCCTCATCATGGATAAGTAATTTAAGTTTCATTCCATCATAACTATTATCTGCAGTGTTTCTCCAGTCTATAACAGAATTAAGTGCCTCTGACTTTTCTATATGCTTATGTTTCTTTGTTATTTTCTTTGCAGGCTCTCTAAACGCTAATTCTACTCTTGGATTACTAGAACCATCTTGTATAGGTTGAAAGAAAAATGGATACCTTCTATATATTCTAACCACCTTGTCTGTAAACATACTTTTTGCATCAGAACCTGTCTTTGATAATAGTCCAAAATTCGACTCATAAGTTTGCGTTGCTTGGTTAACCATCTCAGAGCTAGCCATATACGAGAACCCAGATCGTCTATTTTTTAGGAAACACATTCCCATACAGTTAGGGTCCATTTTACATGCTTGCCAAAAAATAAAAAATTTCCTATTAGCGTCTCTATAATCAGGGTAACCTATATCTATATGAGACCATTGTAAAAACATGTAATGACTACCAGTAACATAAGTTGGAGTTCCATTATTCATAAACCAAAGACCCTCTCTTCTTCTTCTAAATTCCTCTTCTATGTATTCGTAGTAATCAGATGCGTTTTCTCTATTTAATTGCTTAGGCATATCTTGCCTAACCCATCTTTGGTCTTTCTTTTTTTTATCTGAGTATAGTATTTTTTTCTTTGATGGTTTTTTAGGTAGCTGAATTTTAAGACCCTGAATGTCTATAATATCACCTAAGTTATTTGGATTTAATTGAATTAACATAACCACTATCTTTTAGCCCATTTCTCTGCAAATCCTTTTTCAAAATCCCTTTCTTCCTTAAATTCTGCATCACTATTTGAAAGTTGAGCCTCTAGCTTGGATATACCTATTAGTATCTCTTGAGCATCCACAAAACATTCTTTCTTTGCCTTGATTGCATTTCTTCTTTTTTCATCAGATAATTCTGGGTCTAGTGGTTTCTTAATATCATTTATGAGAATAGCTACAGCCTCTTTAGATGAGTCTATTAACTCTTGTAGTGCTCTTTGTACGTATGATTTATTACTTTCTTTCTCCATCTTCTACTTTTGCTAATATATCTTGATTCCTCATTCTAAGAAGTACATCACCTTCAATTTTCATATCATATTCTGAATTAACTGAGAATACAACCTCATCACCTTCTTTCATCCCTTGGTCTTTCATCCAGTCACTTAAATGCCTTATATATCCATGTAACTCAATATCCTCTACTCCTGGTTTTAAAAATATACCTGTTTCACTTTTTATTTCTTCTTCGTCTTGCACCTTTTGTTCTACAAAATTCCAATGATGCAACATCTTAATATCCTCATCTCTAACTCTTGCATATATAAAATCCCAATGAACAGAATATAGATTTTCCTCGTCTAGCCATCTAACTTTATTATCACTAATAAGATCTTGTGAAGATGAGTTTGCAAACTTTTTGTCTACACTTACATTACCAGTGCTGGCAGTTATCATGTGATGAAAATAAACTTTATCACCTATTTTAACGTCAAATTCTAGTCCTTTAGGTAGCCATTCAGGAACTTGATATACTGTCCCATATTGCCTAGCATGCTTTAAGGGATCAAAAGTATAATTTAATATTATTCTTTTACCATTTTTAAGCTCTATAGTGTCTTCATAAGGTTTTTCTACCTTAACAAGAAAATAATTCTTAGGTATTTTTACTTTTGCCATATTTTATTTAATTTACTTCGTAATACTCTTCGTAATCTAAATTGTATTCTACTCCAGTTATAGTGAAAAATGATTTCCACATTTCTGAAGTATCTA